ATGTAGGCGCTACAGTTATATACGGCTTGGACAACCCCTTTGTACCAGAAGATACCCTGAGAGAGCTGCTGAGCGGCTTCGGCGACCATGAGCGAGCGGCGCGTGAGCGTGGCGAGTGGTCGCAGTTGGAAGGGCGTGTGTGGCCTCAATGGCGGCGAGATCTGCATGTGACCTCCAGCCGACTCTTGCCGACTGAGTGGCGTCGGTGGCGTGCCATTGACTTCGGTGTGCGTGACCCCTTCTGCTGTCTATGGGTGGCACGTGACCCGGCTGATAATGTGTTACACGTTTATCGCTGTTTGTACCGTACTAATCACACGACGATCGCCAATGGGCACACCATCAATACACTCACAGGCGACGAGAATATCGAGGCGTCTATCGCTGACTCTGCTGGCCTCGACCAGCGACGCACGCTGCTGAGTGAATGCGATATTGCGACGGTCGCAAGCCCCAAAGACATCAGAGAAGGTATCAATGCGGTCGCAAGCCGGTTGCAACCTGATGCTGAGGGCAAGCCCCATATCTTGGTGCATGATTGCTGTGTCGATCTGATACGTGAGATCGAGGGCTACCTGTGGGGCGACAAGGTGAAAGAGCTTCCAATAGACGTCAACAATCACAGTTTAGACGCCCTTCGATACCTATGCTTGTGGCTCCAGAGACAAGATGCCGCATGGGGTCTATGACAAATTGTCGCAGTTATCCATAGACTGCTTGACAGATTGTCCAGGCTTCTATACGCTGCCATCATGGGCTGGTGGCAATCTACATTGCGGGCGTTTGGGCTGGTGTCGGAAGCACCAAAGATGCCCGTTTTGCTGACTGCCCAGGTCAGTACGCCAGTGTATCAGGCATACAATCCAGTCGCATCTATGGCCGCCATCGTGGCTTTTCCTTGGGTGCGTGCCTGCGTTGACGACATCGCCACCGACCTATCGAGCCTGCCTTTGCGCATCGTCAAGGGCGAAGGCAAGAGCGCCCAGGTAGTCGAGATCCCTGAGTTGCGTCGCCTGCTCAATCGGCCTACCAGCGGCCAGCGTCGTGTCGGTTGGGAGCGCCAGATGTGGGTCTATATCCTGCTGAGCGGCATCGGCTATGCTCTCAAGACTGGCGACAAACGCAAGCCGACCAGCCTACCCTTGTTGCACCCAGAAGGCGTGCGCCCTGTCCCTGGGCCTTTCGGCTTTGCTGAAGGGTATGAATTCACGCCCTATGGCGGTGCTCCGACCACCTATGCCTCAGATCTGGTAGTGCATGCGCATCTGACCCAATGGGCCTACGGTGCCCAGGGTCTGATGGGTGAGGGCCTGATCCGGGCCCTGGCTAAAGACCTTGCAGCCGACTTTGCGGCAGCTGAGTTGTCAGCCAGCCAATCGAAACAAGGCCGCCCATCGGCAATATTCAGCCCCTCTGAGGGCACGATGCTCACCAACGAGCAACGCAAGGCGGTTGTCGATGCCTATGCGAAGATCGTGGCCGACAATGCGCCTGCTATGGCCTTGCCTGCTGAGATGAATGTTGAGTTTCCAGCATACACCCTACGCGATATGGAATTCACGACTCAACGCGTAATGACGCGCGACACGATCCTGGCCGCGTTTGGTGTACCTCCTGCTCGTGTGGGCTTGCCGACTGCCAATTACGCGACGTCTCGCGAGCAGATGGCCACCTATTGGCAGAATCTGGTAGGTTTGAGCGAAGTGCTCGACAGCATGCTGACCGAGGTGGCGTCTGGGTGGGGGCCTGACATCCAGATCCAGCACGATTTTAGCAGCGTCGCACCACTACAAGAGAGCCGTGACGCTCGCCTGAATCGTATATCGAGCTGGGTCATGCTGGGTGCTGACCCCGCAGCGGCCGCCTCTTATGAGGGCTTCGACGATGCCCCTCTGACAGCAGGTGCCAGCGAGCCCACCCCCGCGACCACCCAGGCCCTGAGCGACTGGCTAACCAGGGGCCTCGACCCCGCAGCCCCTGCTGTCGAGCCTGCTGAGCCCCCAGATGCGCCTGGGCCGATGAATCCTGAAGACCCCGAAGACCTCGACCCTGTGGAGGCTGCGAGGGCTACCCTGTGGCGTGGCTGGCTGAGCGAGGTACACACCCCCACCGAGGCGGCCCTGGCCATCGCGGTCAAGAAGGGCCTGGCCAAGCAGGCTGAGCAGATCGCCAATCGGTATGGCGATACACACAAATCTGTAAGCCGTGACTTATCGGGCTTACTGTCGTCAACACTTGACGCCATCTTCCCGAAAGAAGTACAAGACCTACTGGCATACTTCGCCAGAGAAGCCTACAAGCGCGGCGTGCAAGTGGCTTACAAGCGGGCGGCCAGTGCAGTGGGATATAGCCTCGATGTTGCACGCGTTGACCCTGTTGCTGAGCAGCTTTTGGGTGTCATGGTGTCCAGGTGCAACGCGACGACACGCGATACGATTGCGGCCATCATTGCTGACGGTATCGAGTCGGGTGCGACGGTCAACGATATTCAAGCATCTATCGCCAACGCAGCCGGATTCTCACCAAGTCGGTCGCTGGCCATCGCACGCACCGAGACGACGCGTAGCACAAACGCAGGTGCCCAGGCTGCTTGGCAGAATGTGCATGCTGACACGGGCATCCATATCCAACGCGAATGGCTATCGTCACGCGACGCCAGCGTGCGTGAGGCCCACCAAAGCCTTGACGGCCAAGTTATCGAGCTTGGTGGCGTGTTTACGGTGCCATCTGGTGAGTATGCTGGCAAGAAGGGTAGCGGCCCAGGTGATTTCGATGCTGCTGGAATGTGCGTAAACTGTCGATGCACGACGATACCAAAGGTGACCCAATGAGTGAAGCTGTCAAACGCAGATTGATGCTGGTGAATCGTGCTGTCGTACCTCCGACCATGGAGCGTGCCACATTCATCGCGTCAACGGCGGCGCCAGATCGTTACAACGACGTGGTGGACCAAGGCACTTGGATGCTGGATAACTACCGCATGAACCCGGTTATTCAGGTTGATCACTGCTACGAAGTTGAGGCCACTGTAGGGCGTGCTGCTTCAGTTGGTGTGGTTGCTGGTGCCCTGACGGTCGAGGTGGTCTGGGGTACAGACCCTAAGTCTCAACTTGTCGCCCAGAAAGTGATGGAAGGCAGTTTGAGCGCCGTCTCTGTCGGCTTTATGCCCGGTCGCATGGCCCAGCGGTCACTGCTTCCCCAGAACGACCCCGCCTATACCGATGGCTACGGCTATGTGTACTACGACTGCGAGCTTTTAGAGGTATCTGTGGTGGCGATACCAGCCAACCCAGAAGCCTTGGCTCAACGATCAATGCCCAGTATCAACCTTGACGAGCTCGCGAGCAAGCTGCTTGAACGCATCTTTGCTGCTGGCTCATTGTCTCGATCCCAACCCCAACCCCCCAAAAACGAAACCCTCGAAGAGTGGTTTAAAGGAAACTGATGGCCTCCAGCGTCACCCCTCAAGAAGTCCAAGACTTCCTCCCCCAGGCCAAGGCGACCTTGGCCACCCTCACCGGCAACGATGAAGCCCAGAAGCGGGCTATCGAAGACTTGACCGTCAAATTTCAGGCACTGCAAGAGCGCGCCCACAACCCCCAAATGACCGCGCCCATCGGTGGCAACTTCCAGCGGTTCATGGGTGGCAAGGGTGAAGTCTGCCTGAAGTCTGGTATGCAGAAGGTCCAGTTTGCGGGCCAAGCGATTGAAGTTGAGCAGGCTGGCCTCTTCAATTCTGCGCCCGTTGACGCTTGGCATCAAGAGCTTTTGGTGCTCCATGCTGCTCGCCACCATGTCCGCACGATCCTGGGTAATGGCCCCAAAGACCCTGCGGCTACGCCCAACATCGACAAGAAGATCCTGCGTCACCTTGCTCAAGCCCCCCGTGAGATTCGCGGTGGTATTGAAAAGGCCATCAGCGATACCAGTTCTGCAGGCGCTGAGTGGATTCCTGACAATTGGTCGCCTGTTCTTTACGAGGAGTACTACGCCCCTCCTGGGATCGATGGCCTCTTCAATACCGTTGACATCCCTGGCCCGATGGTCATGCCCTCAATCACCGATGTGATCCGGCCCTACCTCGCTGGCAAGATAAGCAGCGACGACCCCGCCAAGTACACCCCCAGCACCCCCACCTCTGGGTCGACCAGCATTGAGCCTGTCAAATTCGCAGGCCGTACCATGATCGACGACAGCGCACTTGAGGACAGCATCTTCCCCTTGCTGCCTGAAATCCAACGCCGTCTGGGCCGTGCCCTGCGTGATGGGTATGAAGATGCGATGATCAACGGTGACAGCACCGCCACCCATGAAGATACCATTGCCTCTTGGAATACCCGCAGTCGTTGGGGTGCATCCGGTCTGGGCGGGGCTGCCGACCATCGCCGCGCCTTCAAGGGGCTGCGTCGTATCGCCTTCGACCGCAGCGCGACCACCGACCAAAGTGCAGGTCAAACCATCGCCAAGGTGATGGAAGAGGTCCTGGGTGCTCTTGGTGAGCGTGGGGCGACAGATGCCTTGCTGCTTTGCTCGCCTGAGGTCTTCTTCAAGAAGCTGATGACCGACACCAACATCTTGACCGTCGATAAGGCTGGCCCTGCGGCCACCATTCTCAATGGTCAGATCGCCAGCATTTCTGGCGTGCCGTTGGTTATGACCCGCTGGCTCACAGCCGACCTTGCCACCACTGGCAAATACACCGGCACGGGTGCCAAGTCTGGTATTATCGGCGTATCCCGTAGTGAGTTTAGCCACTACCGTCGCCGTATGGCTATGGTCGAGATTATGAAAGACATCACCATCGGCGGGTACAACTTGGTCGCCACCCATCGCAGCTACTTCGGTACTTTGAGCGGGGCTTCTTCCAAGGTCGTCAGCTTTGGCTTCAACTGGCTCTAACCATCACGCTTTAGGAGGCTCCCCATGGGCCAAGATAGTGCAGTTACACATATCGGTGTCAGTGGCTCAAATACCAATGATACTGGATACGCCATCAATCTGACGGGTAATGCTGTCACGATCACTGGTATCGCCCTGCTTCCCAAGACCTCAGTTTCAACCCATGCAAGTAACTACATCACCACCACGATCAGCGCGGGCGGTGTAACCTTGGCAACGCACACCACCAACTCAAGCGGTGGATCTGCGATGGTCGCTGGTACGCCTCTCAGCTTGACCTTCGCCTCTACGGGCGTTGGAACAGCACTTGAGCTGGCCAGTGCTGGGGTGATCACGGTGGCCGTTGTGAGTTCGGGTACTGGCCCGGCTTACAATTTCACCAGTTACTTCCCGCTTCGTTACAACCGGGTCTAACAAATGTCGCTGATCACCACTACTGAAGCCAAGCAACAGATCCCCGGCCTTTCTGGGTCGGGTGACGATTCGCTTTTGACCGAGCTAATCAGCGTGGCTGGTGGGGTGATCGCCACTTATCTCGGCTATCCGCCGTCAAGTGTGGGCGCGACACCGACCGCAGAATCGACCTCGTATACCCGGTATTATACTGGCGAAGGTGGCCGAGAACTGACGGTCGATGTGCTCCCTGTGACGGCGGTGGCCTCTATCTATGACGATCCAAATCGCGACTACACATCGACGTATCTGGTGCCCAGCAGCGACTACGCCATCTTCGACAGCGAGGTGGGCACAATCCTGCTGACCTCGACCAGTACTCACGGTGGATGGTCTACGTCGAAGAAGGCGATCAAGGCGACCATCACAGCGGGATACACGACCGTACCTGACTGGCTGCAACATGCGGCGCGGCTGATGGTGCGCCACCTTTGGGATCTGCGTCAAAGCCAAGGCAAAATCAGCCAAGGTGCCAACGGAAGCAGCACGACTTACCGAGATGCGACGGATATGCCTGTCGAGGTCTACAAGATCCTTGGCCCCCATCGTCTACCGCGTGCCCTGGTGCCTGTATGAGCCCAGCCGATCTATCGGCACGCCTGGCCAAACTTCAGGCGACGCTGCCCAGGCAGATCGCCCAGGCCCTTGCATCGTCGGCCCTGGTGGCTGAGGCTGAGGGCAAAAAGAATGCGACCACCTTGCTCAAGGTACACTCTGGGCGGCTGCGCAATTCGATACGCACCGAGGTACATGACGACGGCACGGCCCACCAGATGGCCTTGCGGGCGGGCGGTGAGCGTGACGTTGTGTATGCACGCATTCAAGAGCTTGGCGGAACGGTAACGCCCAGGAATGGCAAGTTTTTGGCTATCCCCTTGGCACCAGCACTGACCGGTGCTGGGGTGTCGAGGTACAAGAGCCCTCGTGATGTGCCTGGGCTAAGCTTCAGAGGCAACGCCAATCGGGGCGTGCTGGTCGATAAAGCGGGCGTGCCGTGGTATGCTTTAGTCAAGAGCGTCACTATCAGACCAAAATTCTACCTCAAGGCCGCCCTTGGCACTGCCTCGACTGACCTGTCGAGACGTTTGGGCGCGGTCTTGTCTGATGCCCTGGGTGCTGCATGAGCGTCGCCACCTCGATATTGGCGGCTGTGAAGACAGCCCTTGAGGGTATCTCTGGCCTGTCGGTGGTGCGTGGCCGCCCCAACTCACTGACTGAGGGGCCATCTGGCCCATGCGCCTGGGTCGCAGCGGGTGATCTTACCAGCGACCATGGACCTGAGCTGACCGGGTACAATCAGACCTTGCTCGTAGATGTGGTCGCCGTTGTGACGGCTGCCTCGGATTTTGGCGACCGAGAAGATGCGGTGCTGACTCTGGCTGACCAAGTGGCCGAAGCGATACAGACCTCGACCACCCTGGCCGCTTTGCTATCGGTCGCGCCGATCGTCGGTCAGCGAGTACAGGCTGAGGCTGTGGGCCTGCCCGGATATGCGGTGTTGGTCGCCGTCATTCAGTGTCAGTGGATATCTGACAGTGGGAGTGGCCTATGAGTTGGGGCAGATTCGGGACCACCGTACCCGGCAAGCGGGTATCCATCACCCTCGACAGCACGGCTGGATCGGGTAGTGCCAACTATTCGGTAACCATCCCAGCAAACCTGGGAGATTTTTGGGATACCATCGACGCCAGTGGCAATGAGCTACGGGTCACCGACTCAGACGGCTATACCGTTCTGACCTATGATCTATCGGGATTCAGCAAGACAAACCGCACTTGCACCATCAGAATCGGCAGCCACACCGTAGGCGCTGCTGAGATGGGCCAAGCCTTCCTCTATTACGATATGTCGGGCGCATCGACAGGCGCTGGCTCGCCCTCAACGTCGGCCCCCAGGAGCGGGTATATCGACGTTGGTGGCGTACAGAACGCCATCAAGCTACGCCCCCAACGCCCTGGTGATGCGCGCCCAGCCGATGTGATGGTCAAAGACGCAGGCGCATCCGATTGGGTGTGGATCGACCTGGGAAGCGTGCTCGATAGCATGTTTCTGCCCAGTGATGGCCGTGAGGACTGGGAAGAGATCTCGCGAGTCACATACACAGTCGAGGCCAGTGGATCTACTGTGTCGTCAATGATCAGCGTCACCTCAATGCGGGTGATAAATGGCCGGTATATCCGCATGATTTTGAAGGCCGGTACGACAGCGGTTGACAACGTGTTGATCCTGACCGTCACGACCGCATACCCAATTCAAACGACTGGCAGAATCTTGGTTTTCCGAGTTCTGGTCAAGGTCAAAAACGTAACGGAGACATAATCGATGCCCAGCCCTTACAATAGCCTCAAGACTCAGGCTTCTTTCGGTGTCGAGTCTACACCCGGCACGGGCGTGTCAACGACCGTAGGCACCAGGGTCAAGGCGGTGGATCTGCAAGCCAAGGCCACCCACAACCCTGTCGAGGATTTGTATGGTGATGGCACGTCCGCCGTCGCCTCAGACTCTTTCCTGAGCATGGTCGATGTCTCTGGGAACCTGCGCCTCAATGCCTGCTATCAGGGCGGTGCATTGGGTATGATCCTCTACGCCCTGATGGGCACGGTGGTCGATGCAGGGGCGGGCCCCTATACCCACACCTTCACCGTCTCTGATCCTAAGGCATTGACCGTCGATATTGAGCGCGGCAACAGCGCCAAAGATGAGATAATGCAAGGTTGTAAGCCCAGCAAATTCAGCCTATCGGTGCAACCCGGTCAGGTGGCTGAGGTCAGTGTCGATTTTGTTGGCATGACGGCTACGGCACGGGGCACCAATACCCCCGTGGCACCAGCGACGCCCTACCTTGTGAAGCATAGTCATGTTGGCACGCTGGGTTTCGACAGCGCGACCTACACCCAGGCATCGTTCACACTGACCGTCGATACCAAGGCGGCACGGCTTGACCAGCTTGGCAGCGCCTATAGTGATGAGCCAGTCCGTACTGGTATGACCGAGGTCACACTTGAGGTTGAAATTGTCGGGCGCACCAACGCCCTTCAGGTGGCTGCATTGGCTGGCACCCAGGGCAACGTGACGTGTACCATCACTGACGGTACACGTTCATTGGCTATCACCTTACACAATGCCAAGGTCGTATCGTACAGTGACCCCATCACCACCGTCGGCGTCATTCGCCAGCGGGTGACCTTTCGAGGCCATGGCGACGGCACCAATCACGGGCTGGCCATCGTCTTGACCAACTCAGATGCAACCTATGGTGTCTCGTGAGCTTCCTGAGGACCCTGGCCGCTCAGGCCACTGAAGTCGAGTATCCGCCTGGGTCTGGGTTGAAATATCGCCTCAAGGCCCTGGTGGGCGCTGATTTATTATGCGAGCATATCGCCCTCTTGGCCGCCATCATGCCCCCATCACAAGCCGACCGAGAGGTCAGTGCTGCGATCAATGAGGCGACAGGGGCCGACAAAGAGGCCCTTCAGACCCAGGCCAATCAAGAGCTGATGCTGCGGGCCATGGACCCCGATCTGCAAGCCCGTGCATGGCAGCTGGCATGCGCCTGTGTGGTGGGCTCGGTGGTCGAGGCTTGTGGTGGTGATGGTGTTTGGGAGCCGATCAAGGTGGTGGCTGATGATGCTGCTCGTGACCTGGGCGCGACACCCCCGCGCGTGCATTTGAGCGACCTTGCACCGGGTACTATCAAGTATCTTGCTAACATTATTCGCAATCTGAGCTTCGGCGGGGAGGACGCAAGGCAGCGTGTAGCCCGATTTCTCAGAGAACAGGCCCCTATGCCTGCTTCTGGCGAGGTTGGGTAAAATGTTTGGACGCCTGCCCTCTGAGCTATTGGCGTTGACCCCAGAAGAAATGGGCGTCAACATCGCGTGCATGGAGGCGTGGGACGAGAGTAACAGCGAGACGATCAAGAACAACAAGGCCACCGTACAGCTAATCAGAGAGGTGTAAGGTGGCTAATCAGATAGTCGAGTACATCTTACGCGTCAAAGACGATGCGACAGCGACGCTGAAAGACAGCGCGTCTGAGGCTGATAAGCTCGCTGAGTCTCTGGGCGACGTAGAAGATGCGTCCAAGAAAGTTGGCCCATCGCTGCGTGACCTGGGTGGGGCGGGTGAATCTGCGAGCAGGCGGGTAGGCGATTTTGGTGGCCAGATCCAGAAGGTGGCCGGTGGCCTCGATCTGATCCACCCCGCCCTGGGCGACTTCGCTCGCAATTTTGCCGACATCGCTGATGTGGTGGAGGTCGCAGGTGGTGGAATCGAAGGTGCTGAGGTCGCAGTCACCGGGCTCGTGCCCGCATTGGCGGCGGCTGCGGTTGGGGCAGCGGCCCTGGTGGCCGGATTCTCAGTGCTGGCCAATGCGGCGACCACCCAGGTATCGATCGCATCTGACCAGGCAGCGGCCTATCTATCGGTGGCCAATTCGGCTGAGGCTGCTGAGGCGCGGGTGCGTGCCCTCGCTGATGCCCAGGCGACAAGCAGTAAAGCCCAGACCGATGCGGGCTATTCGTTGGCTCTTCTACGTGGCGACCTGAAGGGCTATGAGGTCGACGCAGCCAAGGCAGCCGATGCGGTTAGAGCTGCGTCAAAAACAGATATCGCTGCTCGACAGGCGAATATCGCTGAGATCCAGCGACAGATCCAGGCCAACGTCGACCTGTCACAGCAAGGCCAAGGTGATGCGGCCAGTCGGCAGCTTGCTCGCCAAGAGGTTGAGCGTCTCACCCAGGCGCGTCAGGCCGAGACGGTGGCTCTACGTGGTCAGCAAGAGCAGGCCAGCCAACTCGCCAACCAGCTATCGACCGAGATAATCACCAGGGGCCAAGCAGAAGAGGCCACTAAAGCGCATGAGGATGCGATCAAGAGGTCTTCTGAGGCGCAGAAGCAGGCGACTGACGCGGCTAAAAGGCTGGCCGACGCCAATGATGCAAACCTTGCCAGCGGTATTGGGCTGGCTTTTGAGGGTGTCGCTCGTGACGCTCGCAGCCTTGCGGGTGCCTTCGACGACCTTGGCGACCCCTTCGCTCAAGCTCAAGCCGACGCGCATGCACTTGCACAAGCTCAGGCCACACTGTCAGGCATTTTAGGCGAAGTGCCCACCCAGGCCAGCCGGGTACAGGGCCAGATCGAGTCTCTCACCGAAGCCTACTTCGGCGGTCAGGTGTCGACCGAGGGGTATGCAGCGGCCCTCGATGTCCTGACCGCAGCTCAGCAGCGGGCCACCGAGGCCGACGCAGCGGGCCAGGCCCAGGCAGCCCAGGCCACCCAACGGGCGGCGGTGGGGCGGGTGACGGGTGCGATAGAGAGCGCATCGTCGCTGTCGGCACTGGTGAAGGTCGATCCGACGGGGATCAGTGAGGCGGTCTACGCTGGCATATCTGGGCTGGCCAGTATCGGAAATGGCG